CAATAATTCAGAGCTCGCAAAGTATACTCCCGTTGGGTTTTGTCGGGTTTATACGTACACTTATGAAATCTTAAATATATAGTATTGTAATGATCAACGTACAATGGGGCACTAGGTATAGTGCGAGCTTTAGCTAAATTATACTCCCCAAGAACAAGCGTTCGCTCAGAACGTGGAATAATACTTTCATTATAATACGGTTCAAAAGATCTACCAGTGAGATCACCATCATAATCAATCTTAGTTGCCACAAGCCACATAGCGTTGATTATGTGTATGCCTTTAGTAATCGGTTGTTTACAAAACACAGACATCGCTTTAACGGCAAAAATCTCAGTGTTCAATGCAAGTTTTGAATTAATTATATCATTAATGCTAGTATCATGGAATATGTACAGATCAAAATTGTTAACACAATATAACATAGAATAAATATAGGAATTAAATTCTAAACGTGAGTAATCCCCATAGCAATTAGCTAACAAGTGGGCAAATCGACGAAGTCTAAGAGGCGAATATGGTAACATACGAAAATAAGATTGTGGGGACAAAATGGACCAACATAAACCAGAATTAGGTTTACACTCTACGTATTGAATCTCTTCTGCACGAACTGGTGATACACCTGTTTGCTCTTCTTGAAGATTACGTAAACCACTTTCAAAACTAATCTTAAATGCATAATATGTTTCAATAATGTCTCTAATAACAAAAACACCAAAATGATTGTCATTATGACCACTATACGTCATAAATATGCTAACAATAAGATAACCCAACAAACGTGTTGGGCATTCGAGAGCATAAGCGGTGGCTATGACAATGTAATTTTGTAAACAAAACGATTTTAAAAATCTAATACAGGCATCTTTGAACTCACCGGGTGGTGAGCGTGCCATATTGTGCACTTCTTGTAGATAGGCTGTTGATTTCCACAAAAAATGCATTAAAAATAATTTAAACCAAGAATAACCTCCAAAAATTTGATAAAGGGGCATACCTATTAGCGTGGGGTACAATAGTTCTTCAATTACTCTTCTGGACTCCAGACTCATACCGTTCCTAACTTCTTCAGCTAGAGGTACGTCATCTGCCATACACAAATAACTATAACTTTTTGATACCACGAACCATAACAAGATGTATTTAACATCT